AACGTGAGCACTGCGCCGACCACGCCACAGAGTATCTTCTCTACGAGCGTGTCCCAACGCTTCGCCGGTTTCTCTTTCATTTCCTTTACGTCGGCTCTCGTTTCCGTGACATCTTTGGTCAGGTGCTCAAGGTCTTTCTGCATAGCTTGGAGGACACCGACTACATCGGCCAGATTGTCCACCTTCGTCTCAAGGCTTTCGATTCGACGGGTGTTCCCCTTGCTTCGGTCTTCCACTTCTTTGAGCAAGACCGCCTGATCTTCCAGTGACATAGCCATAATCGGTGTCCTCCAGTCTATGATGTGGCGGGAAGGAGAGAGGGCTTACGCCGTCTCCGCGACTTCCCCGATAGCAATAAAGTTATTTTCCCTCTTGATCCTGGCAATGTAGGCTTCCGCAATGCTGTGGATCGCTTCGGTCATGTCGATGCCCGCCGCCTTGATAGTAGTAGATGCGGGGTCACTGAGCTGTTCCGAAACTTTCATCACGAGCATTTTGCCGAGGTCGTAGATTTCTTCCTGAGACAGCTTGCCGTCAGCGCTGGCATCTTTCAGCCCCTCAACGACCGTCTGCTGAAGTTCGCCCACCACATTCTTAACCACAGCTTCAAGCTGTTCCATCGCGGCGGATACTGTCTCCAGCTTTTTGTTCCGCCCCATCCACTTGCCGATGTAGGCGAACACGATGCCGACGATACCCATGAGGATAACGCCGATGACCTGAACGGCCACTTCAATGATAACTTCACGCATGTCAATTCTCCTTTTGTGTTAGTTGGGCATGGTGGCCAGCGGATACCGCTCATGCCGTCAGAAGCATATATTGTCCTATAGTTAGTCGAGTGCAGCAGTGGGATAATCTTTTACGGAACTCGCCTCATATTGCAACGGGAAAACTCCGTTCCATCTTTGGGCGGTAATTACTTTGCATATTTCTTCGCCCTCGTCCCAATCAATGCTTATTACATCGGATACGAGAACCGCATTCACATCAGTAATTATTTTGACAACGACTTTTTCGCCGGAGAGATACGCCGTCCTAATCTCGGCAAATGTCTTATCAAGCACGAGATCCCACTCATCTTCAAAAGTAGCATTTACGACGAGGATGCTCCCGCCGCCACCGCCACCGCTGCCGCCGCCGAGCGCCTTAATTAGCGCAATTACTGTACCGAGGTTCACGATCCGCTCCCCCCGATCTCGACCCACTCGCCGGAGTCGGCGTTGAACATATAGACTTTGCTCGTGTCCATCTCAATGAACACGCTGCCGTTGGCTACGCCAGTCGGCTTTGAGTCATCGTGCAGTCCAGCGAAGCAGTCGGACATATTCATGGTTTTGACCATCTCACTCTTCCTCCTCGTTGGCGTTCATTTCTTTGAGGATCTGCTGGAACGCCTGAATGTCCAGACCCATATCCTTGGTCATACGCCGCAGCGCCAGAACCTTGTCACGGGTCACGTTCTCGTTGCGGTTGAGCCATGCCTCGTAGAAACGGCGACCGACCATCTCCTTGTGGCTTACGCACAGCTTGCTGTAGATCTCGCATATGGCGTCCTTGGGGATATCCACCATGCGCTCAAATGCCTTGCGGTCAAGGATCTCGCCCTCTTTGTAGGCAACGCCCAGGCTCTCACGCTCGTCATCGGTCAGACCGTCCAGAACGATGAGCCAACGCTTCTGGATGAAGCCACGGGTGCGGTTGTCAAGGATGCGGCTCAGTTCGTTCTTCGGAACGCTGAACGTGCCGGTCTTTCCGGTGATGCTGCCGTACATGCCGCCGGGGCCAAAGGTCACGAGGTTGTAATCAGCTACTTCCGCCTGCCACAGAAAGTACACGCGCTCCGTGTCCGCCGCCACCTGAATGACCTGCGGCTTCTGCATGGCAAGCAACTGCGCCTGTAGCTGTTCCATCTGCTTCTGGAGCATTTCGTTCTGCTCCCGCAGGGCTTTCAGCGCGGGGTCTTCCACTTTTTCGGCAGGAATTTCCGCCGCTTCATCACGTTTTTCCGTAGGTTTTTTCGTGAGTTCATCACGTTTTTCCGCTTCCTCGATCTTTGCGATGATCTCGGCCTTGGTCATGGAAGCATCGGCCTCGATGCCCTTTTCCTGCGCCAGGGCGATAAGCTCTTCCTTTTTCGTGGTCGCGTAATTAGCCATACATAAATCTCCTTTTGGCTTTTTGAGGTATTCTGTTTTGTGTTTTTGGGGCTGTCAGTAGGAGTCGAACCTACAACCTATCGCTTACAAGGCGATTGCACTGCCATTGTGCTATGACAGCATTTTTTTAAGATATATATAATGTAAGGACGTTGACGAATTAGCCTCTTATATGTTATAATAAGTTAGAAAATAACTTAGAGGGGTGGTTATCTTGAAGGACGAGTTTGCTACGTTTTCTATCCGTATTCCGGTTGCGCTCAAAGCAGAGCTTCAGCGCCGTGCTGACGAGGATGGCCGGTCGTTGAACAACTACATCATGCTCATTTTGAAAAAGGCGGTAGCAGATGGAAATAGCGATGTTCGATGATTTTGAAGATGCAGTACATATGCACTTTCCCGGCTACATTGTTTACTGCTATACAAATTTGGTTAATGGAAAGAAATATGTGGGAGTAACTGGGCAAGGATCTATCAGCGCACGAGCAAAAGGAAGCGATAAGTATGTCGGAAGTAGTCACATTAACGCAGCGATAAAGAAGTACGGTTGGGATGCGTTCAAAAAAGAAGTCTTTTTTTACGGTTGCACCAGAGAAGAAGCTGAAGAAATTGAAAAAGACTTAATCGCATACTACGACTTAACCGACCCTCAAAAGGGATATAACATTCAGAAGGGAGGGTTGAGTGCAGGTGGTCTTTCCGATGCGGGCAGACAGCGGCTCGTTGAATCAAATACTGGCGGAAATTCCCCTGTTGCTTTGCGGGTAGTTTCTTTCTCATCGGATGGGAAAAAGCTGATGGAGTTCGATTGCCTTAAAGATGCCGAGATTTTCTATGGGCTTCCCCGCGCCACACTCACCCTTGGGTCTCGCATGGGGGCAAGCCCTCGTGGCGGATACTACTTTAGGCGCAAAGTGGATGTCGGTGACATTACGCAATTACCACCAAGCGAAATGAAGGTATACAACGACCGGAGCGTTTTTATTGGTGCAAATGCCAACCATGTAAACCCAGTTGTTCTTTTCGATAAACACACGGGAAAGCGTATTGCTGATTTTGGTTGCGCAAAAGATGCCTCCGAGTTTGCTGGCGTTAATGTAACTGCGTGTATGAGGGGCGATACCAAAACTTGTGGCAACTTCATCTGCTATAAGTCGGAAGATGTCGTTGGAGTTGATGTTCTTCCAAATCTCGATGCACACAGGCCCAAGAAAAGTGGGAAGTGTATCGCTCAGTACAGCACATCTGGAGAATTTATTGCCGCATACGAAACGGCGCGAGAGGCGCAAAAAGTAACCGGAATTAGCTTTAAGATGATCTCCAATTGCGTTCGCGGTAAATGCAAGACTGGTGGCGGTTTTATTTGGAAATATTATGACAAGTAGGGGCGAGGCTCTCGCCCCTACTTTTATTGTCATTGCGCTGAGTTAGATTGTGCAAACGCCAATATGATCCGCAAACACGGCTACGCTATCAAGGGCGATGGTCACGTTGATGGCCATCTCCATGTCGCCGGACTTGGAAGGATCAACTTCCAGAGTGATGGGCGTGGCGCTGTTGTAGCCGATGGTCAGAGGCTTGCGGCCATTGCCAGCCATCATGTAGATGGTGTCGTCGGGCAGCATGGTCTGAACCGTGGTGTTCTGGGTGCCGGGGATGATAACGTCGATCAGGGGGCGGAGCATGACGGCCATGTACTCGCCGAGGTAGCCGGTGCGGGTGTAGTCCGCGCCGAGCAGTGTGGCGATGGCGGCGTCCATGTTCACGTTGGTGCTGCCGGTCACATCCTGGGGCAGAACCTGCGCCAGAGCCGGGTAGGAGCCGAGAGCGAAGATGTTGCTGATCGCGGTGCTGTTCACCGCACTCAGGCGGTTCGCCAGCTTGACCCAGTTCTGGGTGGAGAAAGTGGTGTTCAGGTTGGCAGGCACCAGAGAGGTGTCAGCAATGGCGGCGGTCATGGTCGCATTCCACAGACCCATCGTCTTGGCATACAAACCAGCGGACAGGTTGGCGAAGAACCGGCCAAAGTCCACGTTATTGCCGACGAGCTGAGTCCACTTGGCGTTGATCTGCGCCGTGCGGGGGCTGGGGTTCAGGGTGTACTGCTTCTCGTAGAAGCGGTTGCGCGGCACACTGCGGGAGGCACCCCAGGCGCTGTCCTGGAACACAGGGATGTCGTTGGAAGAAATGGTCAGCTCGTAGGTCTCACCGAAACCGACTTCCACGACCTCGGCGAACTCGCTGACAGCCTCGGAGTAGACGCGGGGCAGGATCGGGGTCATGACTTCCTGATAAATGCCCATGAGGACTTTCAGGAAGTTGTCGTTCTTGATGTAGCGCTGGCCGTTCTTCTTGAACTCCTCGAAGTCCTTGGGGCCGACCATGCCGACCATGGCGTCAGCCAGGTTGGCGGCGTATACGAGGTGCGCGGACTGGAACTTGGAGTTCATCTCACGGTACTCGGCGTCGGTCATCGCGGCGGCGAGCTGGTTGTCCTTGTTTCCGAGCGCGGCGCGAAGGGCATTGGTGCCTTTGCGGGCGTACTCGTAGGCGAGCAGGCGACCGGCGGCGACGATGTTGGCGCGGCCCTGATCCTTACCCACGGGATCAGACGTAGAAACCCGGAAGAGATCGGGGTTGATGCTGTTCATGGAAAGCTTCATTATGCGTTACCTCCTTCCGATTACGCAGTCACCGAGACGCGGCAAGCCACGACATCGATGTAGCCGAAGCTGGAGGTGCTGCCCTCGGTGAAGTTGCCGGTGCCACGGAGCTGGAAGTAGATGCTTCCTGCATCGGTGGGGGCGGCAGCGGCGGGGACGAGCAGACCGGCAGCGATGGTGAAATAGGTGTTGGTGCTCAGGGCGGCACTCAGGTTGCCGACACCGAAACGATAAACGGAGACGTTATCGAAGTGGATGCGGCGGAAAGAACCGTAGCGCCCAGAGGGGATGCCGAGACCCAGAGTCTCAACGCCGACAGCCCACAGGTTGCGGCCATTGCCGATCAGCGGCCAGTCGTGGGGATCGCAGGCGTACACGGGAACGTCGATGTTGGCGTCAGCGCCAGCGGCGTTCATAATCCAGGAGTTCTCGTTTTTGATGCCGGTGAAGCCCTCGCAGTCAGTCTGCTCGGCGCGAACGCACAGCAGACCGGCGGAGCAATCAGCGGCGGCATCGGAAGCCTGATACAGACCGGCGATGTTCGCCATATCGTCAAAACGGTCGTTGACGATGCGGGCTTCAAAAGCAGTATTCTCGATGAAAGCCATTCTTGCTCACTCTCCTTTAGATTTTGTCGAGACCAGCGAGAATGGCCTCGATGCCCTGGGGCTGCTCGCCCTTGGCATTGTTGAATTTGTCCAGAATGAAGGTGGTCTGCTTGGCCTCGTTGGCCTTGGCGTCCATCTTCTCCTGCTCGCTCATGGCGGCGCACTTCACATCGCGCTCCACCTCGGCATCACCGATCCAAAGACCGTCGGCGTTCACCTTCTCGGTGTACTTACCGGCCTCAATGTCGGCGTTGATGGGAGCCAGAATGGCCTCATCAAACTTCGCCTTATTGTCGCGGTTGGCGTTCAGGGCGGTCAGGACGGCTTTCGCCTTGTCCTTGGCAGCCTGCACCCGGCGAGCACGTTCCGCAGTTTCCATAGCCTTGATGCGCTCGTTGGCGGCGTTAAGCTGCTCCTGAAGCTTGGCAGCATTGTCGCAAGCCTCGGCGACCTCGGCGGCCATCTCTTCGGTCATCTCGCAGGCGTCGATCTCAGCGTTGTCGCAGTCCTCGCCGATGTCGAAGTTGACCTTCGCGGAAGCGCGGCGGAACTTCTCGGACACGATAGTGTCCTCAAAGCTGTCCATCTTGTAAACGGAAGTGCTGGCGTCCTTCGCCATAAGGCAGACCCGGATACCGCCGTTCTCGTCCTGCACAGCGGCCAGAACCTTGTAATCCGGGAACTTCTTGCCCAGCTCCGCAAGCTCTTTGCGGCTAAGATAGGTCATGCGCTTTCTCACTCCTTTGTGTTCATTGTTTTGGGATTCTGTTTCGGAAGACTCATCGTCAGGCTCATCCTCATTGGGATCATCGTCCGGGTCATCTTCCTCTGGATTCTCTTCCGACTTTGCATAGCTTGCGGCTTTCAAAATGTTTTCAGCCATGTTGCTCCGCAGTTCGGAAAGTTCGGAGAGT